CTGGAACGTTGAGGGGATGGTGGCTATGATCGTCATTCGTTCCACGCTTCCTTGATTACGTTCGCCATCCCCGATCCGGCGATAGCCGCCCGGACTCCCGGAAGGAGATACGGCTTGGCTTTCGTACCGGGGTGATGAACGCGCATCGCAAAGATCATGTTGGCGCCTACTCGCGCGGAACCCGTCAAACGTGCCCCGGACCCGAGAGCGAAAGCCAGGACCGACGCCCGGCGCGGAACGATGACGTGAGGCCGAGAGCCCTTCTCAACCGCTGCCGCGTAGGAAGCTCTAGCGAACACGCGCCCGGAGGTCGCGCCAAGTTGCGTAAAGCCGATAGTTCGTCGGAGGTTCCCGGTCCGGCGGGGTGCTCGGAGCTTCGCCTCCGCGGAGGCCTTGGTGAGGATCATCTGCATCAGGCGCGAGTCCACCTGCCCGAGTCTCCTAAACCGGGCTTGCAGCGCGTCGTAGCCGTACAGGGTAGTTGTCATCCGACGCTAACCGCCTGCTCGCCGAGCTTCCACTGGTCGATGAACTCTCGCGCCTCTTCCGGCAGGCGGGAGAAGTGCATCTCTCCGCTGCCCGGGGTGATCGTCACGTCCGAGAGCACCGACGATCCGCGCTTCGTGTAGAAACTCGACAGGACCAACAGCGCATGACGATAGGCGTCCGGCGCGGAGCCGTAGAGCCAACCCCCCTCGCCGATCACCACCAAGTCATTCGGCATCGAGGTCCAGGCGTAACCGCCGCCGATATTGCCGGGATAGAAGGGCGAGTCTGCCGAGTGGCCGAACCAATCGAACATGGCGAGGTACCACGTCTCGTTATCGACTCGCCAGGGACGCTGCTGGAGGGCGATGTATACACCCGTCGCCAGCTCATCTTGGAGGGCGTAGAGCGGGCCCGACGTGCCGTCGCCAGGGAGCGAGACGTTGAACGCCACCGTGCCGCCTACCGGCCCCCAGGTCACCGAGTCAAACGAGCGGAAGCCGGGGATGGGCATCTGTGCTCTAAGGAGAGTCGTAGTGGCCCAGGTAACCTTGCCGTGGTCCGCGAGATAGCGGTGAGTGGCGTGCTCTAGATACGAGTTAGCCGCTGCGATGTGCCCGTACAGCACCGCGTCCTCGTACCGGGTCTTACCCGTAGGCGGACCGGCTCCCGCATCGGCAAGCGAGAGGTAGTTGCGGATGTCCTGGGGGACCACCGGGTACAGGAGACTCATGCTGCTACCTCCGGCGTCATCACGTCGATGAACTTACGGGCAGCTTCGGCCCATTGGAACTTCGAACGGACGTGCATCGAGCCCAACATCCCCAGTTGTTCCCGGTGGTGCTTGTGCGTCACCAGGAACGCTACCGCCTCTGCGTAGCGCTCCTCATCCGGGACGGCCCAGAAGTACGAGTAGATGCTATCAGTTAGCGCGCCGATTGGCACTACCATCCCCGCAGGTCCGATCACCTCCGGTACGGCGGTGTAGTCGAGCCCGACCGCCGGCACTCCGCACGCCAGAGCCTCCGCGATGGTGAGCCCGAACCCTTCCGGGCCGGACGAGAGATACAGGTCCGCCGCGTTGTAGAGCGCGACGAGTCCTTCTCTCGGGAGCCGTCCGGGCGTCAACATAACCCGCTTCGATAGGTCGCCGTACTTGGACAGCTCCACGCGGATGTCCCCGCCTAAGTCACGGGGCCGGCAATGGATCACCAGATCGACCTCGGGACGCGCCGCGAGTACCGGCATGACGGCACGGAACATCGACGGATATGCCTTGCGCGGCATGAAGCGATCCGTCCGCAGCAGGATCGTCCGGTTGGGGTTCAATCCGAAGAGGGCCTTGCACTGAGCCTTCGTCCGTAGGATTTGCCCTTCGACTACCAACGGATGCAGCCCGGAAACTTCGCGGAAGGTGTCGGTATCTACGCCGTGATATATCCACGGCGGACGGACCCCGGTAGCCCGCTCGATCTCGTTAGCGCCGAACTCGCAGTACGCGATAGGTTTCGCCACGTCCCAGATGAACCGCCACGCCGGAGGAATGTCGGTGCCTTCGATGGGTGCGTAGTGCCACAGCGGACAGTCCTCGGCGACCAGCAGGATTGGGTTACCCAGCAATGATCCCGGATCGCCGATCAGAAGCCCGACATCAGGTATCCAGCCATCCTCGAACGCGCCGCCCCGGAACAGGTGCGAGAAGTTCTCCCGGCCTTCGTCGGTGAGCTCCAGCCGTCCCTCTTTCAGAATGGCAGTCCGAGACGCAAACGGCTCAGGTAGCTCTCCGGCGGCATCCGCTACGAACCGCACATCTACGCCCGCGGCGAGTAGGGCTTTACCCAGGTCCATCGTGACCGTGCCAAACCCCGTCACGTCAAGATCGCCGACCATCAGCAGCTTCATTCCACGCTCCGATAAGACGATCCGGTAGAGGGTGCGCCGTGTCGGCTGTCCCAGAGTGCTCTATCCGCCTGGATCAGCGGCCCAAGCTCGTGCATAACCCGCCCTGCCGAGCCGTCCGGGGAGTGACCTATCGGTAGACCGACGATCCGGCACACCGTCAGCCCCGATAGGCGGGTGCGTTCCTCGAAGTCGTCGTCGCCGTACCACCACGAGTACGACTCATCGAACTTAGCCGGCGGTCGGAACATGAAGCAGAAGCCGGTCATGCCCGCCGCGCCCCATGTGCTCGTGGTCGGCTCCAGCGTGAGCGGCAGCGACGGCAGGAAGTTCAGTCCCGCCCGTACATCGGGGTAGACGATGCCCACGGAAGGATCGGAGAGCGCCTCGGCCATCAGCGGCATACTCCCCGGTAGTATCGTAATGTCGTCGTTCAGCACGGCGATGAAGTCGGCCTGAGCCAATTCCATGCCCGCGTTCCACATCCGGTAGATGCGGTGGCCGTACTGCTCCGACTCCAGGATATGAACCTGAACGCCGTCTGCCTCGAGCAGCGCGACCAGTGGGTCGAGCTGAGGCGGGTGAAAGCGCGTGGGGATAATGGCCGCTAGTCGCATATCGGTGCCGGTCCCGCCGGGAAGTAGTGATGCACAACTACCGGCACGAAGCCCCACTTGCGGCCGTCCGCGATCATGCGGCTCCAAAGGTCCCAGTCCGCCGGTAGCCCCTTGCGCCAGCACTCCACATCGAAGCGATACCCCATCGACGCTCTCCAGAGAACGGAGCCATTGACGAACCCGGAAGGTCTGGGAGGCCAGGAACCCAGAAACCCTCCACCCGCGATCTGCGAGCGGCCATAGGCTACGTCCCAATCGTTCGAGATCACCGCGTCGAAGAGCACCTGTACGGCGTTCGGCTCTAGCTCGTCGTCATCGTCGAGCGTCATCACCCAATCGCCGGTTGCCCGGTCCAAGCCCTCGTTGCGGGGGTTGCAGCCCTTGGCGCACCAGAACGCATGAGGGTCGGAAGGGTAGTTCTCTCGGGGCGTTTCATCAGGGACCACCACGAACTCGACGGGGTACGTCTGCGCCTGCACGGAGGCGATGGCACGTTTCAATTGTTCCGGGCGGTTGTAGGTGGGGATGACGACGGAGACTGTCATAGCTTCGCCACCTCAGCCTCATACAAGGGAAGGTATCTTCCCACCCAATCACCCTGATCCAGCCGCCCGATCTGGCTCCAGTGGTGGATGAACGAGTAGCCGCCGGTCACTCGCGTTAGATAGCCGACCTTAGAACCCTTGAGGGACACCCAGTTATCGGCGTAGTACGGGATTTCCGGCCAGGGGCCGATTGCCTTCGCCATCTCGCGTGTCAGAGCCGGGACGCGGGAGAACGTGGTGAAGCTCCCTGGTAGACCGTCCTCGGCCTGGTTGACGGGCTCGCCTTCCTTTACCCAGTTCCACAGTTGCGGAGCCGGGATATAGCCATTCGAGAGACACTCCAGCATGGGCTCGGCCCAGCCATCGATAGGCTCCAGGTCGTCAGCGCCGAAGTGGAGGATGTCGCCCTTGGCCTGTAGCTGCCCGGCATTGCACCCCGCCGGCCAGTTCGGGTAGTCCTTCGGGGTGACGATCTGGAGCCCGCGCATCCGTCGATAGGCGGCGACGACCCTTTTCAGGGAGTCCTCGCGCCCGGAGATCGTGGGGATGATCACGGTGATCATGTGGAGTGCTCCCAGTCCCCGATACCACGGATGGCGGCGGTCTGCCGGTAATAATCGGGGAAGTCGAGCGCGCGGTTGAAGGCCATGTTGTTCGCCACGGTGTTGACGAGCATTGCCACCGTCCCGCGCATGTGGCCGGCGGCGCTGAACGGTCCGTCCTCGATGAACCCCTCGGTCCATGACCACGACGGGAAGTAGCGCGAGGGGATGATTACGTTGCCCCCGACCCTATCTATCGGCTCAATGGCTCCTAGAGCGTCGTGGGGCTCGCTGTGGCGGTCTTCGTGCAGGTTCAGGATGCCCAGCAGCGCCAGGTCGGGATGAGACGCGAAAGCCGCCTCTACTTCGTCGCCCCAGCCCGGTAAAAGCTCGATGTCGTTGTCGCAGCGGTGGAGGAAGTCGGGACCGTACTGCATCCCGAGACTCCAGCCCTGATTACACGCGGGTCCGGGGTAGACGTTCGCAGCGTTGAGGATGACCTGGGCGGGCACGCCGGAGCCGAGCCATTCCACCGTGCCGTCCGTGGATGCGTTGTCCACGATGATCAGACGGTCATGCTCGCGGGCCGTCTTGCGCCACGATTCGACACACCGCTTTGTCAGTGGCAAGCGGTTGTAGGTGACGAGACAAGTGAGGATCACTTGCACATCTCATACCACCAAGCCCGGTCCCACGGCTTCGCGGGGTCGGGCAGGAAGCCGACACGATCCATAGCGAACGTGCGAACCGGGTCTACCTGCGCCCACTCCACGAGCGGAATGGGGAAGCCCATCTTGTTCTTGCGGTCGATGATCCCGTCCGGCACGATGCCGCGCACCGCGGCGCGTAGGTGGCGCTTGCCGATGCGCTCGCTCACAGGAAGAGCCAGGGCGTAGTCCACGATCCGGCGATCCGTGAACGGTGCCCGAGCCTCGACGCCGAACGCTCCGGTCATCTGGTCGTCCACCGCGAGCAGGTCCGGCAGGAGCGCGTAATCGTATGCCAGCGCGTCTGTGATGTTGTCCGGGTAGCCCGCCGGAAGCTGATAGTTCTCGTACCCCTCGGGCGCGGGTTCGCCGGCGACGATCATCTGGCGCGCGTAGCCGCCGAACAGCTCGTCGGAGCCTTCGCCGGACATTGCCACGTCGATGTACTGCGAGACGTACTTAGCGACCATGTACTGGCCGAACGTCCCCATGCCCATGATCGGGGGCCGCAGGAACTTCGTCATGTCATCGAAGTTCGCCACGAAGTCCTCGGGGGTGATCAGGATTTCGTGGTGCTCCGGGTGGCGCACAAGGTTCGCCCATTGGCGCTCATCGAAGCCGGGCTCGTTGTAGTACCCGGTGAACGTCGGCAGTTCCTTCGGGGACAATCTCGCAACGGTGGAGCTGTCGAGCCCGCCGGAGAGCACGACTCCAACCTTCCCTTCGAGTCGATCGGCAATGGCGGCGCGGATGAGATCAACGAGCATCGGACTATCCTTTCATTGCTAGATGGGTATACGTCTCCGTGATCGGGTGACTCTGGTACCAGTCAACGGCCTTACGGATGCCCTCGTGCAACGGAGTCATGGCGATCCAGCCGAACTCGCTCTTCGTCTCGCAGGAGTCCAGCAGCAGAGTCGCTACGTCATCGGGGCCGCGCGCTTGCAGGACTGGCGGCGCGACTTCTATGCCCATCGCGGCGGCTACGGACAGATAAAGCTCCGCGATGCTGTAGTCGCCGCCGGAACTGACGTGGTATACGCCGTGGCCCACAGTCGCAGCCTTCACTGCTAACCACACCAGATCATCGACGTACACATAGTCCCGGCGCGAATCGACGATGGTGCACTCTCGGGCTTCGGACAGCCGCTTGTAGAACGTCGGAACCGGACCCGAGAGATTGCGCGGGCCGTACATGTTCGCCAGTCGGAGACTCACGAAGTCCACGCCGGAGTCACGGATGTACGACTCTCCGGCGGTCTTGGAGACGGCATAGGAACCCTGAGGGTTGAGAGGCCAACCCGGGCGGATGAGCCCCGTAGTTGGGCCGTAACAGAGCGAGGTCTGAAAGTAGACGATCTTTGCGCCGACCCGCTGCGCCTCTCGGATGACCCGGATCGTCCCGAGTACGTTCGTCCGGGCGTCACGCTCCCAGGCATCGCGGTCCTTATATGACGCAGCGCAGTGATAGATCACATCCCAGCGGCCTGTCAGCGGAGCCTCTGCGATATCCCCTAGCATGAACCTCACATCCGAGGGGATGTTCGCGGCTACGCCCGTCGAGAGGTTGTCGATGCCGGATACCTCGTGGCCGTGGGCCAGCAAGGCCTCTGCGAGACGGGAGCCGATAAACCCCGCAACGCCGGTAATCAGGACTCTCATAGCGCACCCAGCGAGGCGTACTGCTCGTCCTTCCGGTAGTCGTTCATGCGGGAGTGGATCAGACACGCGCCGCGGGGAGCTTTCGGAAGCAGCGAGGTTCCGCGGGTTCGGCTCTCCGGCAGATCGTCCAGTGCGACCTGCTCGTGGACGGGCTTGTACCAGCGTCCAGAGGCGGTACGGAAGAGCCGGCAGTGCCAGTGCTCTTCGTATTCCTCGCCTCGCTTGGCGTCGTAGAAGTTGCGGGTAAAGAACAGATAGCCGCGCGGTGCGGGATAAGTCGAACCCTGCCACTCCACGTCGCTCCACGGCGAGCGATCCACCATCGAGAGGAACGTCATCATGTCGGCGCTCGGCAGCTCATCCGGGTCCAGGTGGAGTATCCAGTCGCCCTTGGCGTAGGGGAGCGCCGCGTTACGCGCGGCCGAGAAGTCGTCCACCCAGGTAAAGGGGACCAGTTCTATGCCCCAGCCCGACATCGCCAGGAAGGCTCTCGGATCGGTGCGGTCATCGACCACGGCCACCGTCTGGACGATGAGCGGCTTGACGTATTCGAGCAGCGCTACCAACCGATCCAGCGGCGGGTCCTTCACGAGCATGCACAAGGTGATCATCGGTGCGCTCCGTTTAGGTGGGGGCCGACCGGAGCGCGAGCGGCCCCCACGATTGGCTAAAGGCTTACGGAACCAGACCCGTCAGGTACTGGAACGCTCCAACCGCGACAGCAGAACCGGCGTTGATTCCAAATTCCTGCTCTCCGCGGTATCCCACCAGGTTCTGGTCCCAACGGGTACCAGACTGGTCGGAGGTGTCGATGCGGAACTCGACTCCGCGATACAGCTTGAGCATGTCCCACTGACCGGCTATCGCCGTGCCGGAGACGCCCGTGTTGGCGTCCAGGTTGGCGTCGGAGAAGATCGGGACGCCATGCCACATCAGCGTGCCGTCCGGGGTCCGCTGGAAACCCGAGATCGTGGTCGCGGACTCAACAGCCGGAACGAAGAATCCGGCGGTGTCCGTGCCCTGTCCCAGAAGGTCCCAATACGGGCCAGCGTCGATGACAATGGCCGTCGCCCGGCGAGCACGCTTTGCCAGCGCCTTGAGCATGAGCGAGAAGCCCTTGCCCGCAGAGCCGAGTATCGTGCCGTTCGCGGCGGTGAAGCCTGTTGTCTGGAAGGTGGCGATGCCGGCTACAAGAGCCGGATACACGCCGTAGCACGGATCGTTGACGCCCGGAGTCGAGGAGCCGGTACCCGGACCGGCGATGACTTCGTAGTTCTCACCGAGGCCGTGCGCCCTGGCAAGTTCGTTCATCACGTCTTCCTCTGCCGAGCCGGCAGAGAACCTTAAGTACTGCTTCCCGACATCGTATATGAGCGCCATCGTGCCGAGGGTAGCCGTGTACGAGCCGTAGGCCTCGTTCCGGTTCTCCTTGGTTGCACCCCAGTTCTGCATCTGTGCGCGGGTAGTCGTATCTGAGCGATACGGCTGATCCACTCCACGGACCGCCACGCCGGAGCGCAGCGTGCAGAGCTTCGAGTAAAACGCTTCCTGGACGTTCGGCTTGATCACGGAGTCAACGAGGTTGTTGGGCAGAACGTATCCGCCCGTAGCCGCGGTGGCACCGAGTGTCGCCTTCGCGGCGATCATGCCGAAGCCCGGCGAGTCGGCATAGCGGAGCAACTGCCCCAACCGTGCCTTCCCACGAAGCTGCATCTCCAGCGAGACGCCGCCCATGCCGTCGTCCAGACCGAAGAGCGGCATGCCCTTGGCAGCGGCCATCGCTTCGAACAGTTCTCCGGCATGGTAGTCGCGGAACGCCTTGGCGAAAGGCCGGAACGGACGCTGCACGGCACCGGCCTTGATGCGACCCTTCGGCTCCTTCTCTATATCCGCCTTGCCGATCTTGAGGCTCGGAGCACGCACGCCGTGCAACTCGTCGCGCATGATCCGGCGGAAGCGCTCGTCCATCTCGGCCTGGGCGTCCTTCGCCTTGGCCTTGGCTTCCTTGCGCTCCTTCTTGGAGAGCTTCTCGCGCTCTTCGTTGAGCGCCTTCACGGTATCGGCCTTGGCTTTCACCGTGATGTCTGTCTTGCCCCCGGACTCCTGCTGCGCCGTGATCTTTCGCATCTCGGCGAGCAGACCCGTCATGGTTTCGTTCAGGGGGTCTTGCTCAGTGCTTGGCATCGTCTGGTACCTCTAGGGGTGGCACAGTCGGATCGTACTTGCGGACAAACTCGCTGAGCTGTCGCGCTAGTTCGTACAACTGCGTCCGGGTCTTGGTTGACAAGACTCGCCCGGCCTTTGCCGACAGTTGGCCCGTTTCCGAGGTCCCTGCCAGGTACGCGTCGAGGTCATCTGACTCTGCGAGAGCAGCCGCCAGGGCCGTCCCGCTAAAGTCGCTGTAAGAGGGGTCGGCGAGTAGCGCTTTGAGCGCCGGCACCGCCGCCAGTTCATTCTGAGGTGCGGTAGTGATCGTGTCGAAGCGGATCGGCCAAACGTCTATCGCGCCGGCCTTGCCGTACTTGATGCCGCCCTGGATCGGCTGAGTGGAATTGTAGAGCGGCACCGACTTGCGCTCCAGGTACGCCACCAGACGGCGGCGGTCCTCTCCGGCGTTGGCCCACCAGTCGGCCCAGAGCCCATCAGCTTCCGCGCCGGCATCGAGTACGACCTTGCCGAGAACGGCACCCTTCATCGTCTTCATTGGGTCCTTTTGGCCCATGAACGTGACGTGGTGCCAGTCCACCAGCCGGTCCCGGTTTACGCGCATCCGGTCCGAACCGAAGAAGTCAGTTGCCTTAGCGTCCGGTAGATCGGGGTGGAAGTATTCGCCGTCGAGGTCGCGTCCGTATTCATCGTCGGGGTAGCCGAACAACGACGCCTTGAGCTTGCCGCCATAGGGAGCCACCAGGACTCTTCGCGGTCGCTTACCGGCCAGCCAGCGATCCAGCTGCCCGGTGTCGAACGGCTCAGCCTTGAGCTCCCCCGCCTTCATGCTACTCATCGGTGACCTCGCTATCGTCTACCTCTTCGGACACGATGGGTATCCACTCCAGCGTCCCGTTCGGGTGGTCCTCTATCCCGTCAGCGTCGTCCATCGACATGACCGGCGAGTCCCCGAAAGCCGCCTGGCACTCGTCGCAGGTGCAGGCGTCGTCCGCCTGGACCATCTCCACCCCGGCCTCACGGTAGGAACCCAGCGCGGCGTCGTTGTACGCCCGGGCCAGTTCCGTCGTGGCGATGCGCTCGGAGCGGTACTCATCCCAGCCCGTGTAAGCCCCGATAGCGTCTCCCAGCGCCGCTGGAGACAAACCGTCCTTCGCGCCCTGAGCGATTAGGGCCGTCAGATCGTCACGAGTAGTCTCGTTGATGCCCTTTACCCGCGCCGCGGCCTTCGTGAGAATCGACGCAATGACTCTCGGAGGAACAGGCACGGCAGGCCCGAACGCCACCCCTAAGTCCGCCTTGTGGGCGTTCACCTGCGCCGCTACCTGCGACCCGATGGCCTCGTAAGAGCCGGAGAGCGCGGCCATCATCTGCGCGTCCCAATCCGGCTTCCACCATACGGAAGAGTCCTTCGGATGGCTAAGGACGTGAGCGTAGTGGAGTCGCACCTCTCCGAGTACGGACTGCTTCTGAGCGGCCAAAACCCGCGCTGCGGACGCCAGGAGCTTCGGCTTGACCTCTAGCTCCAGCCCGGTACGGAAGCCGCGCATAGCGCTGCCAAGATCGGCCTTGCCCTTCTCGGTGTACTTCGGTTCCTGCATCTCGGTTATGGCATCGAGAACATCCTGCTCGTTCGCCACGGAAGCGGAGCCGATGTACGCCTGGACCTTCTTGATCCCCTGCGCTACCGCGGCAGCGGCGCGGTGATTGCCGTTCGCGATGGGCATCTTCGCCTTAGACGGAAGGGACACGAGTACGAGCGGATCGATATCGGCTCCGACCTTGAGCGCCGCGTCAATCGCTCCCACGACATTCCCCGCCAGCTCGGTGGGCGTCTTGGTCATGTCGATACGCTTGAGCTTGACGGAAGGATCGAACTCCCAGGTGCACATCTTCACCCAATCCAGCAGCTTCGACGGGTACTGATGGGCCAGATCGACCGTTACAAGCTTCACGTACGCATCCTGGGAAAGCTGCTTCGCCTTGGCTATAGGCGGTGGGGTGACCCTCGGCGCACGCGCGGCTGCCGCCTCTTCCGCCGGACTCGGCGACTCTGCGGAGGTGTCCTGCGCACCCGCGATAACGCCCGTACTGGCAGCGCTCGGACCGATGCCGATCTCGGTCATCCCCGAGGCGCCGCCGAAGATCAGCACCACGTCATCAATCGGCCGACCCTGCGCGTCCAGGACTCCGGGACCGAGAGGGTCCAGACCGATCTGAGCACGGCGCTCCCAGCCCTTCATTGGCACGATCTTGTCCTTGTCAACGAGATCGTGACGAGCGGAGTCGTCCGAGAACTGCGGTACGTCGAACACGAACTTCGGAGCCCAACCAAGGTAGCCGGTCCAGCAGTTCAGGTCGGTCTGGATCGCTTCGGTCATCACGTCGCAGCGCGGCTCGACGGCGTTCTGTATCAACGCGGCGCGGTCGTACTTGCGCACGTCACCGCTGTTGAGCCCGGCCGGAGAGTTACCGCCGATCTGCGAGAGTGGCACACCCCACAGCTCAAGCAGTTCGTCGCGGTTATTCGTAAGCAGCTTGACAACCTCTAGCTGCTGCATGTCCGCGACGGTCTTGGTGAACTCGATGGGATAGCGGACTACCTGAGCGCGCTTGGCGGCGTCCGGCTGCTCGGTGATGTTCCGCCAGTCGCGGACAAGCTGCTGGTAGATGTTGTCGTTATCGATGACGCCCTGCTTCGGGCTGATGATGCCCGAGAGCCGCCCACCGGAGGCAACGACGGAAGTAGCGTGCCGATCCAGCGCCTGACCGAACTGGATTTTATTGATCGCCGATACAACCAACCCGACGCCGAAGAAACCCTCATCCGGCTCCTCCAGGTTGAACTGCAACAGGTCCGCGATCTCCAGACGTTGCGGCTTCTGGCCACGCTTGTCCGCGTCGAGCAGCCAGTAGGCCAGGTTGCCGTCGTCATCCGTCATCGGCGTGAGGCGGTCCGGTCGGATGTAGAGATACGACGCGGGGATGCCGTAGGCGTCCACCTGGTCTTTGTACCAGAACGATGACCCGCAGATGCCCATGTGCCTCGAAGTCAGGCTCCACATGGCCCGGCGAGATAACCGCTGGCCTTCCGTGTTGGCCTGCGGGTTGCTCAGCAGCGTATAGGCTTCCTTCGCTCGCGGGTCCGCATACGTGTCGTCTATCGTCTCACCGTCCGGGTCCTCCAGGTGCCAGCCCACCTTGCCCTCGCCGCCGGGGATAGGTGAGCCCGCGATAGCGCCGGATATAACTCGCTCGGCTGCGCGTATCCAGGACACCTCACGCCAGAGCGTGGCCGACTGCGCCATCAGCTGCTGAGGGGAGCGCTTGAGTACGGTGTTCAGAGCGTACTCGGTGAGAAGCGGTCCCGCCCCAGGACCAACGGGACCGGCCTTGACGGGACCGGCGGGAGGAAGCGCCGTTTCCACGCGCCGCTGAGGGACTAGCAGACTCACGTCATGGTGCCCTCTCCGCGCTCCTCTACGGTTCGCCGGTCGATTACGGCTGCCAGGCTGAACGCCTCAGTTGCCAGAAAGAGTAGAGCCAGGGGAAGCCAGACGAGCCCGAACCCTACCGCGCCGGCTATCGTGCCGGAGAGGATCAGGCGGTCGAACTTGTCAAGCTTCATTCGGCCTTCTCGCTGTAGGAGTCAGCACCGAGCATATGAAACCCAATAACGGAAGGACGTTCCTCTTTGAACGCCACTCTTACCTCAGTGCGCACGGCGTGATGTATCTCCTTCGGCAGTTGAGCGCGGAGACGGGCCACATCACGCTCCAGCGCGGCGATACGAGCGGCGTGGCCGGTGCGCTTGGTCTTACTCACGTCAGCCTCGTTCCACAGTCCTTACACCACGTATAACCTGGAGGGTTGCCCCGGTGTCGGCACTGGCTCGGGAGCTTGTGAGTGTTCTGGTGGAAGCCTGTCGGCATCGGCCCGGAGTCGCCCAGGTCCGGCACTCCAGCCGGAGCGGAGCCCGGGAACATCTCGGACCAAAGGAGCGGCTGCTTGCTCACATCGATTGGATCAGGCATCTAAGCGATACCCCCTGCCGAAGACAGTGGCTGAGCGAACGGGTTTGCCCCAGGCCCAAAACTCATTACAGCATATCGTAGCGCATCGCAAGCGTCGTCACCAACCTCAATCGGACGTTCCTGCAAGCCGCCGCCTCGGGCGGGCATCCAGACGTAGCCCGGCATCTCGGAGAGCAGGCCGGAGCAGGCCGGGGCTACCGTTAGGCCGTGAGCGATGGCCTCGGTCACGGCGTTGATGCCCGGCAGCACATCGTTTGTCGCGGGCTGCATCGGTATCCCTGCTCGCTGGCATTGGAGGATGTGCTCCGGCTGGGACGGGTCCGCGTAGAACATCTCGACTTCATAGCGGTCGCGCAGCTCAATCAGGTACGGGATAACGTCGCCCACGGTCGCGCCGTGCTCGTAAACCTCCGCCAGGACTGAGAGCTTGCCCTCCGAAACCTGCCCGACGATCTCACACGCGAACGCATGGACGAAGCCCCAGTCAACGCCGGCATGGACGTGGCGGAACGGACCTTCGACGCTCCGTATCTGCGAGTCTGAGAGCGTCCAGATCGTGCCCTCTGCCTGTACCCACAGCCCTTGTGCGAGTCGCTTGGCATCGGCTGAGTCGCCCATCGACGCAAGGCGCACGGCGTAGTCGTCGGGCAGGAAGGCGTTATCGCGCAGGTCGATGTACTCGTGCCCCTCCCCAGGAGCGAAGTGCAGTTTGAGCCAGTGGCGCGGCCATGCCGGGTTCGTCACGGCTGCCAGCTGGCGGTACGGGAGCGTCTGTCTGCGTATACGGCCACCGACCATGATCCAGTCTGTTTGGTCTAGTTGGATCGCCTCATCTACGCCTGCCCAGTCCAGGTTGGCCGAGCCGATCTTCGACGGCTGCCCGGTAGTGGGGTCGTGGTCAAGCCCCAAGAACCACAGTCTTGAGGGTTTGGAGCGCGAGCCGAAGTCCACCCAATGCTCGGACATGTTGCGATGCACGAGTAGCTCAGGCTTGGCTACCTCCGTCCAGAACGTGCGCTCTGTCGTCAGCGCAAGGTCTTTGTGCACCTTGCGGATGATCGCCAGTTCGGCGCCGGGGTAGGAGAGCCCGAGCCACCACGCTTTCTCTACCAGCACGCGGCTCTTGCCTGAGCCCATCTGTCCGCTGCCCAACAGCTCGGGCGACTCGCTCTCGAAGAACCGCCGATGCTCGGGACTGGCCCATGTCTGCGGGTAGGGGATGTGGACGGAGCCCCGCGGGCCGCTTACCGCCAGGCGATCATAGACAGCCTGCTCGAAGCCCATTAGTTGCGGCTTCCGGGTAGCACCTTCACCCGTACCAGTTCGTCCATTGCGTCCATCTTGCGCCGCTCAAACTCGGCATCCGGCAAGCCTTCCAGCGCCCGCACGATGACACGCGCCACTAGATCGGCCTGCGCCTCTACCAGCGCGATCTCGCGCTCTGCGATGCCTGCCTTGATGGCTTCCTTGGCGTAGTTGGCGAGGCGGTCGCACCACTCGCCGTAGAGCTTCACCAGCGCCCGTACGTCTTCGCGGATCGTGACGACGCGCGAGTGCACCTCAGTAAGCTCGCCGTCCATCTCGACTGAGATGTCTGTGGCGCGTGCGGATACCTCCGACGCGTTCAGGGTGAGGTTGACTCCCATGCCGCCGGCCTGCTCGCGGAGGAATGCGACGTTGCCGGCTGCCTCTGACACCAGATCGAGCAACGCTTGCTGTGGGTTGGTGGCTATCGGCTGGCCCAGCCTTGCGAGCGCTTTGGTCGCGCCCTCAGTCGCAGCAGCGCGCGTCATGCCCGCGGTTGAGCCAAGGTGGAGCTTGCACAGCCCAGTGCTAGCGTGGCTCGTTCCCCACCCTTTAGGCCTCTGGCAAGGCCGTCCGCCAACCCCGTCACTGTCATGACCGCGACGGATCGTAGCGCCGCACATCGTTTCGGAGTCGAATGGCTTCATCGCGGATGACCCGCCGCGGTGCCGGGGACCGCGTGCGACTCTACTCGGTGCGAGGTGGTCTGTCCGTTGGGAGCGGTCATGGCGTCATCCTACTCTCGCCAACGCTGCCCGTCGTCGCGCCACTTACCCGCTACGCCGCCGCACGTCTTGGCCGGGTCGCAGTGCCGCTCGACTCGTTGATCGAGCACGAGCGCCCAGAGAAGGACGAGGACATTCAGCACCATCCAACCGGCGATCAGCAACACGAGCGTCATCTTCTAACCTCCTGCAATGCCGGGATGAGGGATAGTCAGTTGCAAACCTACATTCTGCGGGATAGTAACCGATACGTGTGCGTTGGCAACGGCTGCGCGGCGGCGTTTGCAGTTGCTCATCAGTCGAGGTAGAGCACGTACTCAGCCGTGACGCGGCCCTTCACGGGGTCAACGAAACGTAGCGATTGAGAGGGACGCCCCACGGATGCGAGCTGTTGCTGCGCATAGGTGTTGTACGACTCCGTGGAGCCGTTGCAGCGAAACGTCACATGGTTGAGGGTCAGCCGAGTCGGCTGGTGCCAGTGCCCGCAGTCGATGTCCACGTCGCCGCCGGCGTTGAACCCCACCGCGAAGTCATCGATTGCGCCGAGCGCCCAGCCGCCGACGTGCTTCTGGATCGAGTACCACGGCATCCCCGCGGTTCCGCGAAACTCCTGCCCGTGAATGAGGAGGCTCCGATATTTGCCGATGGCTGCGACGTGATACCAGTTCGCCTCGCCTACCGGATCGGTCATGTGATGGACGATGCGCGGCTCGTCCTTGGTCAGTTCGGCGGCGAAGTGGTACAGGATGCGGTCGGCGTTCGTCTCGGGGTGCATCTCGCGTCTTTGCGATCCGCCGATGGCGCCATGGTTCCCGTCTACTTCCCATGCCGTGACTACACGAAATGTACTTGCGAGACTGCGCAAGAGGTTGACGTACAGCGCCGTGCCGGTAGCGAGTTGGCGGTACAGCGATGCGTCGATGCGATGAGCCTGGCCGGGGAAAACTAGTTCTCCTTCCAGGAGATCGCCAATCGTCAAACAGTGCAGTTCTTTGACGGGTCGGGACTTAGAGTGCAGGGCCACTATCTCTTTGACTTTCTGGGTCAATGCTTGGATGCGTTGGGCGCAGACCTCGGAGTCGTAAGTCGGCGTTTTCTTGCCGAGTTGCCAGTCCGACAGAACCAGCACGGCGACTTCCTCGTGGCCGCGACGATGATCGACCGCAGGCTTTGGAACGGGCGGAATGTCGATGCCCCGGAAGGCGTCAAGACTCGCACGGTAGACCGCCTCCACTAGATCGGTCTTGGTTGTCCTGGCCTTGTCGAGTGCCAGCAGGGTGTTATGGAGGGACTTGCGTAGCCCCTCGATCTCCGTAGCCGACTCGACGGCATCTCTCAGAGCTGGCATGGGGCACCACTACGCTTCTTTGTCCCGCAGCGTACTAGACCTGTAGCGTTGGTGCGCATTTGCATCCCCCCGCACGGTGACGACGCAGCACGGCAGGCTTGACGACGAACCCGTGAACGAGCCTGATTTGCTCGGCGAGTATGGAGGCCTCGATGTCCTCCGCGAGCAGTCCGTCCAGTTCAGCCCTGTCCTCCTTGGAGAGTTGCGCCCGGAGTAGAGCCACAGTACATAACACCCGGACGGGCCTGTCAGCCGCGACTACGGCGTCTCTTAGCTTGCCCATTACGCCTCCTTGACCGGACAGGTTTGGAGCCCGCCCGAGTGGTGAAGTGCGGAGCAACATTCACAGTAGCGCACTCGCGCAATGCAGCCGTCCTTTCGGCAGGGTGGATCGGGCATCATGGGGAGCACCGTGCGGTACGTGAACGAGCCGCATGGCTGCTTACCCACTCGAAAATTGTCGTCGCTCACTTTGCGGTCCCGGTCACATCGCCTAGCATCCTCTGAGGCGGCAGGCTGCCTCGGTGGCCGATCTTGCCCTGATGATAGGGGACCAACGAGGGGATGATTTGATGCAGTTCCGCTGTATTCCAGCGAGTGACCGCAACGCAGCCATTCGATAGCCCCTCCGACCGCTGGCGAGAGGGTGGTTTCGTCAGCATCGGGTAGGCGCGGAGTGATCTGTCGCTTCGGTCGGTCAATGCGCTCATGTCGCATCTCCTAGTCTAGTCACGGTGGGAGTCTACTCCTGCCAGGAGCCGCTCGATCCAAGTGAGCACGATGCCCGACTCCACCTGAGCCCCGGTGACTCTGAGCGTCCGGTATCCGGCGCATAGGGCTTCGGAGTCCTTCTCGCGGTCGTCTGTGTAGCCTTGACCGGATGTGTGGCCGCCCTTGTGCCATACCTGACCGTCTATCTCGACCAGGAGGTTACGTCCCACGTAGAAGTCTGACGTCCATCGGCGAGGCTTGCCTGTTGGGCTCGTGGGGAATGGGCGGCCGGCCTCTTTCAGGACTAGCGGCCAGGGATACTGACGCTCGAACCCGATGCCCGCGGCCTTGAGTTGAAAGGCGAGAACTTCTTCGGAGTCTGAGCCGTTGAGTGCGGCGCGGTAGCGGGCTAGGTCGGTAGTCATTGTCGGTCGGCCAGCATCGCGGCAATGTTCGCCACGTCGGCTGCCTCCGGCCATCGCGCCTCGCCGGCCATGATGGCGTACTCCAATTCGGTGACCTCCTCCCGGAGACGTTCCAAGAGGTAGGCGTCTGTTACCTCCGGGTCGCGCCAGTGGCGCTTATGCCGGTTGGCGGCAAGCTTGGTTCGCATGCGGGCGGCCATTCTGACTACTAGCGCGTTCTCGGCGAACTCGTCATGAGCCGGGCCGGTATCTTCGAGGCGGTCGCGGATCATTCGGCCATCTCCGCAGTCTCTAGCCATGACTGATCCTCATGCGCCACGGCCAGGGCGGCGAGGTTCTTGACGGCTTGACGATAGTAGGACGGTTTGAGTTCCACCCCGATGCCCTTACGGCCCTGACGCACAGCCGAGTAGACCTCCGATCCCACTCCCATGAATGGGGTGAGGACCGTCTCGCCGGGGTTCGACCAAAGCACGAGCGCCCGGTCTATCACGTCGAGTTGCAGCGGATGGACGTGCTTCTCGTCCTCTTCGTCGCGAGCCTCACGAAATGGCAGGACCCGATCGAGTCTCACGTCATCCCAGAACGCGGATGCGTACTGTCGCCATATCCAGTGCGAGTAGCGGTTCTCGATCTGCTTGCCGGTCCAACCTTTGTAGGCCAGCACATCGGCCGGCATCTGTCGCTCGCCGGCATACTCGGTCAAGCCTTGCGGGTGAGTAATCGGGACGGGGTTCTCGCCGCGCTTGCGGAAGATCAGCAGGTAGTCGGCCGATGCGCACGAGCAACGCGACGAGTCCTCGACGATCATCTGATGGGCAAGGCTCTTGACCATTGTTCGATTGCGGACGGTCAGGGGCTCTTTCCAAACATGGTAGCGGGCCACGTAGTCCCAACCGAGGCTCGTGTGCTGTCGAATGATGTCGCCGGGGAAGTCGGTTAGTGCGTCCCGACCGGTGTTTCCCGTTGGAACGTCCATGCAATGCACGGCGGTCATGCGACCGGGCATCGTGAGCCGGTGGAGTTCCCGAACTACGAAGTCGTAATGTGCGAAGAACTCCGCGTAGTCGCGGCTATTCGATAGGTCCCGTTCGTCCGAGCTGTAGATATACAGCCCTGCGAACGGAGGAGAATAGACCGACAGGTGTACCGAGTCATTCGGCAGGTCGGCCATGACCTCGATGCAGTCGCCGTTGTAGATGGCGAATTGGTCAGTGATCTTCTGATCTGCTACAGCCATGCCGGGACTCCCATCTCCACTGTTCGCTTGTTGGTCCGCTCAATGTGCACCGCGTCGCGCATGTGCAGGATGAGTCGGTCGAACATCTTGTCTGCCTGCTGCGCCTTGCGCTCGAGGTTGACGAGCGCGTTCTTTCCGCCCTCCGTGGTCACGATATCAACCATGACCGGCCGTTTCTGACCGAACCTCCAGGAACGCCTCACGGCTTGGTAGTACTGCTCGTAACTGTGACTCGGAAAGAAGGTCATATGCGCGCAGTGCTGCCAGTTCAATCCCCATGCGCCGATCTTCGGTTTTGTGACCAGGACCCGGACATCCCCCCGGCTGAAGGCATGCAGCGCCTCTTCCTTGGCGTCGAGCGAGTCGGAGCCCGACACCTGGACCGCGCCGGGGATGAGCTTTTCGAGCAAGTCCCCTTCGGCATTCAGGTGGCACCACGCTACGGCCGGCTGGTCATGGTTGACTAGTTGCGCCACCTGTTCGCATCGCTCATTCAGGGTTGCCCGGAGTTCGTCCCGCTCCTCATCCAGCCCCACGGCAGGTAGGGCGAACATCGTGCCCTCGGGGTGATACATGCTCTCTACGATGTGGAGCCGGTGCTGAAGCTCGGGCAGGATGAACCCATCATCGTCAAACCCAAAGTCGGACGGCTTGCGCATCGCTCGCGCCCAAGATGCGACCCAACGCCAGAACGGCTCTTCGGCATGGCCCTTAAAGCGCCACTTGGGCGCGCCGAACTTGTCTTTGCCTGCCCAGCGATTGCGGCCGCCACGGGTAGCGGAGTTATTCATGTCGTTCTTGAAGAACCGATTGAGCATGTCCATATGGCCGAGTTCGCCCAGTGCCTCGGATGACGTGCCAAGTTCGATGTAATCGTTCGGCGCGGCCGTCGCGGTGCACAACAGTCGGTATTCCATCTTGCGCAGAAAGTCGGTCACGATCTGCCGGCGCACGCCGTCGAAGGCTTTGATTGCGCTCGACTCATCCGCCACGCACCCGCCATAGTCGTTGCGGTCAAACTTCTCCAACCGTTCGTAGTTGGTCACGGTCAGATCACCGCGCGGCTTGCCGTCCTTTGAGTAGACGACTTCAAGGCCGAACTTCGCGCCCTCTTGGACCGTCTGCCATGCGACCGCTAGAGGGGTCACGATTAGCACCGGCTTGTTCAGCTTGCGGACCACGTTCTCGGCCCATACGAGCTGCATCGGGGTCTTACCGAGTCCGCAGTCCGCGAAGATGGCCGCGCGGCCTTTGCGCGTCGCCCACTCCACGAGTTGAGCCTGGAACGGTAACAGAAAGTCCGGCTGCCAGATCGGCGCAAAGCCGGAGTCTGATCCGCCTTGCGTCTTTCGGTCCAGGAAGTCGGAGTAGTTCATCTCACGCTATCCCAATCTGCTTGACGTTCTCACGCATGTGCGGCCTCCTCTGCGAGCCTAGCCTGGACGGTAACGAGTGGGTTCCGTGGGACGTTGGGCATCGGTAGTGCACGGGTAGAGTTGTGCATCTAGGTTGTGCATAGGCTCTCTCTATCAGAGATAGAGAGCTATTTTCATCCGTGCACTGCATGACTTGTGCATGACTTGTGCGCATTAGTACTCCTCCCTTTCGGCCACTTGGTAGACCATCTCGGCGCCCATCGGGACCTTCGTCAGCAGCCCCTCTTGGACGGCCTCGCCGAGGTACTTGTTCGCCGCTCGGAGCTGGCAGTCCGCCTTGACCATCAGCCGCGCCAGCAGTTCCTTGCGCGGCAGTTGCCCGCCCGCCTCCCGGAGTATCAGCCGCGCGTACTCGCAGGCTGCCGGAGGCGGCGTCCATGACGTGTCCACGAGCCGGTAGCCGTGCTCTCCAAAGGCGATCTGGATGCGCTCCCCCTGGAGGTCCGACGATGGCGCCCTGATCTTCTCGAACGCCAGTATCCGGTGGCTTTCGACGCCCGCCACGGTTTCGAGCCGCAGGATGGTGGACGGCCAGCCCTCGAACACCCAGGAGCCGCTCGTGCGCTGCCCGGTGGCGTTGGCATGGTGGACGATGATCGCCGCCTCCACCGAGCCCGCTTCCAGGATGCGGTCGCACACGTCGAACACCACCCCAACCTGCTCGGCCTTGTCCGAGCTTTCACCCGAAAACAGGCGATACCACGGGTCCAGGGCTAATACGTCGGGCTTCACTTTATCAATGAGCCGCCGTATCCGATCCTCACCGCGCGGCAACTTCAAGTCGGTCATGCGCGCAAATGAAAGGTTCTCAGACTCATACCCGCATGACACAAGAGCCTGCGCGTGGGATGACATTTCAGCCTGCGAAAGTTCGCCCTGGATAACTAGAACGCGGTGCGGTTTGTCGATGGGGTACTTGCCCAGGAACGGCTTGCCGGTCGCCAGTGGCCCTACGATGAAGTCGAGCATCGTCGTCTTGCCCGCGCCCGATCCGGCGTACAGGAGTAGCTTCCCGCCGCGCGTCAGGATGCCGCCGGAGATCAGGTATTCGTCCTCCGCAGACGGCATGTCAGCCAGCTCGCGCACCGTCCAGGTTTCGGTCGGTACGGGCGCGTCGTACGGCACGTCGCTAACGGCGGCGATCTCTGCCTCAACTCGCGTAAGGTCCCGCGCCAGGTCGTGCCCGTCCTCATACGCAATCGCGGCTATTCGCCCCGCAGCGGTGATCCAGCGGCGTCGTACGGCCTTCTGTGCGACTACCTCGGCGTACTGCGCGGCATGGATGGAGGTCGGTGTCGTGTTGACCAGCGTTGAGAGGTACGCAGCCCCGCCAGCCTCGTCACAATGGCTGTTGAGCTCCGACGCCACCGTTACCGCGTCGGCCGCTATGCCGCGCTCGTACAGGGACAGCATGGCTCCGTAGATGAGGCGATGCCGGGGATCGTAGAAGTCCTGGACGTGTACGAGGTCCATCACGTCCACGATGGCTGAATGATCCAGCAGCACGCTCCCGAGCGCGGCCCGCTCCGAGTCCAAGTCCTGCGGGGGCAGTCGGTCAGTGGAGGATGGCCGGTCAGGCATCGGGGCTCAGGACATAAAGCCTGATCTTGCGCACCTGCCGGGCCTCGTACTCGAACCCGGCCAGTTCCAGCGCCTCCTCGGCCTTCTGGCAAGCCTCACGCGCCCTGCGTCGCTCCCAGTCCTCGGGCTTGGTCTGGGGCGGCTTGGAACCTTCGCGGCTCATGGCTTGTGGTTCTCCTACCTCGCACATTCGGACGGCGGGGGAGCCAGTGTGCGTCTGGCTCCCGCCCAGCCTGTCCAGGGTCTTGCAACCGCCTGCCATTCTACGCCTTTGCGCAGTGATGGATACGGCCATTTGCGTCGCGCCATGCAGCCGTCCTGCGGATAACCCCGAACGTGGCCCAATAGACGAGGGCGCGGCATTGCTTGCAGACGGCCGGCCCGCAAATGACAGTCACGGCTCGACCTCCAAGAGATAGGCCCGCTCCGCTTCCCTGACAGCCGCAGAGGGGCCGCCAACGTTGCCTTTCCAGCACATAGCCACCAGGTGCCGCTTATCGCTCAGCGGCCGCAGTCCGAGGGTCTGGTGGTCATCCCAGACGTGATCGACGGTGAGCCGCCCGAGGTTGAACGGCGAATGGCTGACGCCCCATTGTGAAGCGCATATGTGGCCTGGGTTCAGGCGGTACAGGAAGCACATTCGATCGCGCCGGCGGATGTACTCGTGCAGGTCCGTCGTCATCTTCGGCTTGCGAGGCCGGGGCTGGCGGACGGTCGGAGCGGTTAGGCTCATAGCACAGCCTCTAGGGATGCGAGGGCGGCCAAGAGCGTATCCATTTCCGTCATTGGAACGCCGGCCACGGGTACGCCGTCGCCCATTCGATACTCGACCATGACGAAGGCGTTTTCTTGCACCGCCTCCACCGCCGCCATGAGCGCGACCAGTTCGGGAAGGGCGTTGAGAACCGTCTTGGCGGCTTCGGCTCCGGCCGCGTTGAACCCGCTCGATCCGCGCTCATGCTCCAGGACAATCTCGGCGTAGTCGTCATCCTCGCCGGGAGGAGTTAGGGCGGCCTGTTGAAGTGCGGCGAGACGTTCAGATGCGCTCATGGTGTCTCCTCTGTCTCCGGGGATGGGGCGGCCACCTTCCAAACGTCCGTTGAGGCGCGCCGCACCTTACCTTCGGCCTCAAGGGTCGTTAGGACCAGCAGCGCCCGCTCCACAAACTCGGGCCGGAAGTCCATGTAGACCAGAGCGATGCCCGCCTCGTTGAGCGCCTTTGGGAGTATCTCCAGCACGTTCTCCCGTTCGGCGTCAGTAACCGGCGATGTCCAGCTCACTGTTCGGTCTCCTTGGCTACCGGCTCCACGATTTGCCCGCACATCGAACAGCGCCAACCATCAGGGGTTCGATCACGCGAGACAGGTGCCAACAGTGCTCGTCCCGCCTCCGTCGTCGGTTCACTCGGGAGTGTCGGATCGCTCATCCAGCCACCTGCCAATCACACCATTCCTTGGGCTCGACACCCACCGGAGAGATCGGAGTCGGACAGTAGTAGACGCCCTTGCCGGCCTTTGACTTCTTGTGACGCGGGCAGATCGGGGCCGGCCCGGAGAGTACGGGCTGCATCGGGTTCCCGGCCATGATGATCTCGCGGCCGCTCTCGAACAGATCGGGGCCATCGTCTCGATTGACCTGAACCTCCATGTCGTCGGGGACTTCGAGGGTGAGCCTGATACGCACAATCCGAGTCATTCTGCATCTCCCTTGTTCCATGCCTTGGCCGCCTTGTAGAACTCCACAAGGACGCGCCAGTGCTCTCTGTCGGCTTTCGTGATCTTCTGTTCCACGAGCCCGTACCCGTCGGGTCGTAGCGCGAGGATGTGGTACGCGTCGATCTTCGGCAGTTCAATGCGCTCCGAGGACCCCGAGCGCCCGATGAACACTCCTGGTTCGCTGTAGCCCGCGAGTTGGAGTCTGTGGGAGGCCTTGACCTTGCCCGTTTTCACGTCCAGGAGCGCCGTAGAGCCACGGAGACGGGCGATAATGTCGAACTGGCCCCCGTACCCCGCTCCGAGGTTGAGGATCGTCTCTTCGGCGTACAGGAACTCGGGCCGCTCTTTGGCCAAGAAGGCGGCGAACTGGCCGATGAACGGAGCCGTCTCGGAAGTCAGGCTCAGGGGTTCGCCCTGGATGCACCGCCGTACCTGCTCATGCGCCGCTGATCCGAGGTTGGCCGGGCCTTTCATGGCGGCGATTGCGTTGGTTCGAAGCGCACCTCGGCGGTAGTCGTCCTCGCCGAGCAGCGTCACGTCGTCCCGGTGCGCCTCGTAGTAATCCAGCGCGATCTCGGCGCCCCAGCGCATGAGGTTGTCAGCACCCCCGAGAGAGTCCTGCAGCCCCGAGATCGAGGTCACAGAGGGGAGCGGGCCGACCTTGCCGTTCTCGTCCTCCCATGCGTATCTATGCCACTGGTCCCTGCTAAGTCCGATCATGCCTCGCCTCCTGGCTGGACCCAATTCCGTGCCAACGCGAACGCGTCTCCCCCGCCCGGTCCGGTGGCGTCCAGCGCCTCAGAGATACGGTAGTCGCGCACCGCCGCGACTTCGACGGGACTGAGCATCCGCGGCTTGCGGGCTGTCCGTAGGCGGCGGTATCGCTCGTCGCGTGCGTGCCAGAGCGCGAGGAGATCGTCAACGGTCATGGTCGCGCTCCGGCCCGAAACAGGATCGAACAGATGCGCTCGTAGAAGTCCTCAGCGGACTCATCCAGCCGACCCTCGCTCGCCAGCCGGGCCTCCAGGTGGGTGAAGTACATGTACCGCTCCCAGAGTTGCGCTTGCGTCATGCGGCGACCTTCGGCTTTCGGACGCGCTTCGGCTTGGCGACCGGCTCAACGAGGCCCAGCTCCACGAGGTCAAGCTCCTTGATGACAGTGCACTTCCTCACCCGGAACGTCCCTCCGAGCGGGATGGCGGCGATATCGGCGGCGGTGAATTCCACGAGCATGATGCGGTGGCCTTCGGTCCATTCGCGCATGGCCCACGGCAGGGTCGCGAGGTTGATCCCCCGTCCGCAGTCGTGCGTGGCGTCTGTATCGGCGTCCGCCTCGGTGAGAGTGGTGCCGACGGTGTAGTACAGCGGGCCGTAGCCCATCGGGCTGCCGTAGTCGCCCCGGACGAGTTTGTAGGCACAAATGGCGCCCGGCTGGTCGAGCAGCATGAGCAGGTCGTTGTGGCGGCGTGGGTCTATACCGTCGGCCCCGGTGAGGTTGGCCCCGGTGAGGTTGGCCCTGTAGAGGTTGGCCCCGGAGAGGTTGGCCCTGTAGAGGTAGGCCCCGTAGAGGTCGGCCCTGGAGAGGTCGGCCCTGGTGAGGTCGGCCCTGTAGAGGTAGGCCCCGTAGAGGTAGGCCCCGTAGAGGTTGGCCCAGGAGAGGTTGGCCCTGGAGAGGTTGGCCCCGGTGAGGTCGGCCCCGGTGAGGTTGGCCCCGGTGAGGTAGGCCCCGTAGAGGTCGCCCCCGGTGAGGTTGGCCCCGGTGAGGTTGGCCCCGGTGAGGTAGGCCCCGTAGAGGTCGGCCCTGGAGAGGTCGGCCCCCTTACCCACCGCCTCCACGAGAGCCGCGCGCATATCCGCCGCGCTCTCCGCGACGTACAGGACCGCCCCATCAATGGACTTGATCGTGATTGCCACTTCCGCCCCTTTCATGCGTATGAACTCCTCTCGAACCAGTCTTCCTCCCACTCACGGCGGGCACGTTCGCGCATCTCGTCCAGCACCCGCAACGCGCGATCCTCGTCGCAGTCCGATTGAGAGCGCACGTCCGCCATGTGGCCTTCGATAGAGCAGGCGGCGCGGAGCGTCCCGGTGCCGTCCGTCCAGGTTGCGATGCCGACGGACTGCTCGCAGAAGTCCTGCACCGCTTCGGGCCAGCCGCTTTCAGCGATGACGACTCGGGGCCGCTGGCCGAGTGGGAGACGTGCCTGGCAACGGATCATCGGTTCACCTCCGTGTGGGGGCCGTTCGGCCATGTCCAACCTTAGACCCGTTCGGGGCGGAGTGCGGTAAAGAATACGTAACAATCGGAGGGAATGACGAGGCGGAGAGCCCGAAGAACGCAGCCCAGTCGGCGCGGTGTCGGGGGTCCGTGTGCGGGATGGCGGGGAGTCTCATAGCCCCAACCTAGAGCCCGGAGCGGAGGCCGGCTATAGGCCGTTAGTACCGGAGACAGAAAGGCGCCAGCAGAGGAGGCCTGCTGGCGCTTGTCCGGTTGGATGCTTAGCGGAGGTCCCGCCAAGACGCGGCGTCGGCCTTGGTTCGCAGGCTGAACGTCGGCACGGTGCCGGGAGTTGCGCTGTTCGCCAGGATGCCCACGATCACCGACGCGACGGCCTCGATGGCGCCGAGCTGCTGGAGCGTG